CGATTGCAGCAAGTCAAAATCAAGTATTAACATTGACTGCTTATTGGTCAAAAATGATAAACATTGCAACCTCAAACGCTACTTATTGGACAGTTGGCGATAATAGATACCCGATGTTTGTTGAGTTGGCAATGGATATGACCTTGTATAACTTGCATGCACGAATTAACCCGCGCAATATTCCCGATTTAAGAATAGAACGCAACAGAGAAGCATTGGACCAACTTGATAGATGGGCAAGCGGCACAGATACAGCAGAGGTGTTGAACATTAACACAGCAGATAGTGAGGGCTTTAGCATCCGTTACGGTAACAGTTTAGATAAACAAGATAATTTCTTTAAGTAATGGCTTGGTATAACGATATATTTAACTTCAACAAACCTCAACCTCAAAAGGCCAACATCCGCAAAACGATTGACTTTGAGCAACAGTTGCAACGTGTTAGGCAAGATGCAACACGCTTTAATATAGCTTTGCAATCAGCAGAGTCACCGATGTACCCTAACAGATTTCTGTTGATGCAAACGTATCAACAAATCGTGTTAGATGGGCAGGTTCAAAGTGCTATGCTGCAACGTAAGTCAAAGATATTGTGCAAGAAGTTTATGGTTTACGGCCCGGATGGTGAATGTGATGAAGTGAAAACAGAGTTGTTCAATCAAAAGTGGTTTTATGATTTTCAAAACTTAGCACTTGATAGTATCTTTTGGGGATTTTCCTGCGTACAATTTGGCGCAATCGTTAACGATAAGTATTCAAGTGTTGAATTGATACCGAGAATTTACGTAGTACCCGAATTTAGTTTGGTACGCACCAACACAGCAACAGTTACCGAGGGCAAGCACTTTGATGAAGCACCGTATAACAATTGGTGTATTGGAGTTGGTGAAAAAAGAGACCTTGGTTTAATGATGTACCTTGCACCGTATGTTATTTGGAAGAAAAACGCAATGGCAGCATGGGCAGAGTTTGCAGAGGTATTTGGCTCACCTATTAGAATAGGCAAGACAGATGTTAGGGATGAATTGACACGCAAAAACATGGAGAATATGCTCCGTAATATGGGAGTAGCTTCGTGGGCAGTGTTAGACCTTAACGACAATATCGAGTTGATGCAGGCAAGCCGAACAGATGCTTATGCAGTATTTGATAAAATGGTGGAGAGGTGCAATAGTGAGATTAGCAAAATAATCTTAGGGCAAACAGGCACAACAGACGAAAAAGCATACTCTGGCAGTGCAAATGTTCATGAGAATGTTGCCGATATGATTGCAAAGCAAGATACATTGAAAATGCAATTTGTTATCCAAAATCAATTAGTTCCAATGATGATTAGAAACGGATTTGACTTGGCAGGATGTACTTTTAAATATGACGATAGCGAAACGATGCCATTGGCAGAACAAGCTAAGATAGATGCCTCATTTATGCCTTATGTTAAGTTTGAGAAAGAGTATTTAGAAAGTAAATATAACATCGAGTTGAGTGATGAAGAAATGGAAGTGGAAACGGTTGCTAATAAACTTAAAAACTTGTATAAGTAGTGTGCGGATTCTGCGACATACAAAATATTGGTAAGGAAGTTGATCCACCAACACCATTTGATGAAAACGACTTTAACCGTTTCGCTAATGATGTATGGATAGGTGCGATTAATACCGATATTTTGCCAACAGGAATTTATCTAAAAACAGCTACTTATTTAAAGGATGGAGTAGATTTAGCACCAATAGTTGACGAGGTATTGAAAACCGATTTACTAAACAATATTTATGTTTTTAGCGGTGCAAAGACCTCTCAACAAACCAAAGCATTAACATCATTGTTGGCAGTTCCTGAATTTCAATCAAACTTTTATAAGTTTAAGGAACAAGCAAAAAGCATCTTTAATGTTTACAATAAAGATTATTTGCAAGCGGAATATCAGACAGCCAAAGCAAGTGCAAGGATGGGGGCAGAATGGAAACGTATTGAAGCGGATGCCGATGTATTGCCTTTATTGAAATATCAGACTGTTGGTGATGGTAGAGTAAGACCAACACACGCTGCATTAGATAACATAGTAAGACCAATAACGGATGCCTTTTGGAAAGAGTTTTATCCACCTAACGGATGGAGATGTAGATGTACGGTTACGCAATTAGCAGCAGATGACGAGCCATTAACAGACATGGCAGGATTTAACCCACCTGACGATGTGCCACCATTATTTAGAATGAACACTGGGCAGGATGGGTACATATTTAAGGAGAGAGGAAAGGACAAACACCCTTACTTTGACATTGCAAAGGATGACAAAGAGAACGCAAAAAAGAATTGGAACTTACCTATTTTAGTATAATGGCAAAGCAAAATAAATTTAATTTTAAGGGTATTGAAAAGAAAGCCCGAACTACTTTAGAGAATGCTATGGTAGAGATTGGAAACGCTGCCAAAAGTTTTTTTGTTGAAAATTTCAGAAAGCAGGGATTTGACGATAAGAATGTAGAGAAGTGGCAGCCAAGAAAAAAAGCAGATAAAAGGGCAGGTAGAGCAATATTGGTAAAGACAGGCGATTTAAGGAGGTCAATAATTAGAAATCCTGCAAATAGAGCAGCATTAAGTATAAAGATTAGCACAGATTTAGTTTATGCAGCAAGGCACAACAATGGATTGAAAGGAATGCCTAAACGCCAATTTATGGGCGATTCTTACAACCTAAACGAAAGGATAAAAAAAATAATTGTTAAACGATTAGACAAAACATTTAAGTAATGCAATTATCAATTTATAACGATTTAAAACAAAGGATTAGCACATTAGCAGCACTTAAATATGTTGCACTATGGAACAATCAATTTGAACGTGAGGATGTAAACGTGCCATTTGGCTATCCTTGTTGCTTTATTGAGTTTGCAGATACATCTTATGTTGATGACCTTAACTTAAGACAAAGAGGAACATTGCAGATAAATATTCATTTAGGATTTGAAAGCTACAAGACTGAGGACACTGACATCCTTCAACTAAAACAAGATTTAAACGAGTTAATACATGGATGGAGTACACCTAACAACACCAAGTTTTTAAGGAGGTCAGAAACGCAAAACTTCGACCATACAAACATCCAAGATTATATTATTAGTTACCAAGTTACAGGATTAGATTTAAGTTCATTAAATTTGCCGACAGTAGATGCAGATGTAAATACATTAGTTTTGAATGTTGCTCCAATAATTGACAATACAACAATAAGAACAGGCTTTATCCCTGATGATATAGCATTAGCAACAGAAGAAGGTACAATAGACTTATAAAATGGAAACAAAACAAAAAATATCACAATTGCCGAATGCAACAGCATTGACAGGCACAGAAAAACAAGTTATAAATCAAAGTGGAGTTACAAAATTAGCAACACCTGCACAAACAAAAACTTATGTGCTTACAGGTGGAGTTTCAGGCACATTTACCACAGTTGATAATAAAACGGTTACGGTTACAAATGGATTAATAACATCAATAGTATAATGGCCAGATCCGTCGCACAAATCAAGCAATCAATGTTAGATGCTAAGAATGCAGAAGCTGCATTGAATGGCCTAACATCTACAAGTCAAACCGCAAAATGGAACTTGTATTTTTTTATTGTTGCATCCTGCATAGCTATATTTGAGCAGTTGCAAGATTTGTTCAAATCAGATTTAGAAACTATTGCAGCAACAGTAGCACCAAGCACACCTCAATGGACACGCAATAAAGTATTGAAGTATCAAAAAGGCGATGTAGCACAATTAAACACATCTACATTTGTAATTGAATACCCTGTTATCAATGAGGCAAACAAGATTTTAACGAGGTGTGCAGTAGTTACCGCACCAAACAGAACCGTATTAATTAAAGTTGCAAAAAATGAGCCACCTGTGCCAGTTTCATCAGGAGAATTAGCAGAACTTAACACATACATAGGCACATTTAATCCTGCGGGAATAGCTTACATAATTATCAATGCCAATAGTGATAAGATGGAGGTTGCAGCCGATATTTACTACAACGGACAATATGCAAATGTTATTGAGGCGAATGTTACCACAGCATTAGAAACATACATGGCTAATTTACCATTCAACGGAACGATAAGCACACAGGCAGTAGTAGATGCTATGCAAGGTGCTGAGGGAGTTGTAACGGTAAGTTTAAGCAGAATATTAGTAAGGCTAAACACAGCAGCGTATGGCACAGGCACATTGTTTAATTTATCCACAGGAATTGATGGAGTAAATTATCAAACTTATTCAGGTTATGTTGAAGAAGAAACCACCGCAACACATACCTTTGCAGACACACTTAATTACATTGTTGTATAATGATAATAAATACAGATAATTTTGCAATAAACTTTTTGCCTTCAAAAAAAAGGTTGCCTGTTTATTCTGCATTTGCGAGAGTTTTATTAAAGCCATTGCAGATATTGTACTCAACAATGTTTGGCACGTTTAAAAGCGGAAATAATGCAGCTAATTGGAGCAATGCAACAGCGTATGTAGTAGGCAACCAAGTGAAGTATATTGACAAAGCTATTTATCAATGTTGGGTTGCACACACCAATAAGATACCAACAGATACAGCGTATTGGTTTAAGATACAAGATAAATTTGTAGGTATTGAGCCGAGATTGAAATACAATGCACAACATTTATTGTTTGAGTGGGCTTTGAATGAGTGGTTTGGTACTACCTTTGTAAATTCACCTGGAGATAGTGATATTTACATAGTTGGAAATGCTTTGGCACAATCTGCTTTTTATGTGGGAGGAAACGAAACAAATTCAAGTTTGGCGGTGAAGTTAAATGGTGAGGCGGTGAGTTTTATACAAGCAGAGAACTTGGCAAATTCATCAATAGAGTTCAATATTTATGTGCCTGTTGCGGTGTGGACTGCTTTAGATACAGATGCTACCAATAGAGATA